AAAAGCATTTGAGTAAATTTTATTTTATCAAAGAAAGGTTCAAAATCATTTACTGCCTTTGTGATCAACTCTCTGTTCATTGGTCTGATATTTGGATAATACAATTGCATGATCTTATAATTCTCTTTTAATAGTTTTTCTTCTTTCTCGATGTTTTGGTGAATCTTGAGTTTCTTACCTTGCATTGCACAATCTCTGACGAGATCGGAGACATCATACTCATCCTCACGAATAAGATAGGGAAAGCGTTTGGCGATTGTTTTCAGGCCAGCGCCTTTGATGCCCGGTAAATTGTCTGAAGGATCTCCAGCAATGGCTCGAGCCAATGCAAAGTTTTTTGGATGAATCTTGAACTCTTCAATGATGGAGTCCAGCGTCATCGTCTTTTTTTGGATTGGTCTATAAATAGACACGTCCTCACGACAAAGTTGAAAAAAATCTTTGTCAGAAGAGATAATTGTTTTATGCCAATCTTTATATCTACTGTGATTGATTACGTGTGCGATGATATCATCTGCCTCTGTAAAATCAGCAATAAGTTGTATTACGGGCATTTGGTTGAGATACTCCATCAACCTTACTTGTTGATATCCTTTGTTGGCTTCTTCCTTCTCTGGCTCTAATTCAATCATTCGCCTGTTGAATCTCACAGGTTTGCGGCCACCTTTGTAATCCTTGTTCATAGAACGTTTACGTTGAGAGCCCTCATGGCCATCCCAAGCGACAATAACTTCGTTGGCGTTAAAGTCCCTAGCCACCTTCTGTAGTGACTTTAAAAAGCCAATTGTGCCGCCCACAGGGTTGCCTTTGCGGTCCATGTGTGGGCTAATCACATAAGAGCGCAGAAACATGTTCAGCGCGTCGATAATAATAACGTTTTTCATTTATCCTCCGGTATAAAACCTAATTTTTTATCCTCTAAAAAAGCACAATTCTTACAATATGTTTTTACGTTTTTTAAGTGATGATAATCAATGGTTTGAGTAACCCACTCTTTTGTTGCATCATGCTTGATTAGTTTGTTAATTTCTTCGTTGATTTTTTTCTTTCTTTTGCCAAACTCGGTCATATTTTCAAGCCGGTGTATGATAATTGGTGTATCGAATTCTTCATGACATTTTTTTTTACTCAAAGAAATGAATTTTTCAGGAGCTTCATAACTGAATGATGGACCTTCTTCTCCAACTTTTATAATTTTTGTTACAGGAGCAGATCGATCTTTAAAAAACTCTGTTACTACCTTAAGATTACTATTGTAACACTTAAATTTTCCTGATTTTAGTTTTTTTATGTTACTTGAGTGACATCTAGGGCAAGAAGGACAATCGACATGAACTAATGATGTATTTTTCATAGAAGCATATTGATGACCTTGTGATTCTATGAGTTTTCTAGTTTTATTCCATAACTTCGTGTATGATTCTGGCTTCCAGCCATGTTGTATCATAAGATTATCAGTTGATCCACAGCATTCACAACTATCTTTTAAGATTTTTGCGCGCCTTTCTTTCCATTCTTTTGTCTCCCATGGTTGATATTTACTTTGCCTTTCTTCTTTATCTTCATTGAATAAGTCCCAAAATGTATCTGCATCAATCTCGCCCGATAAGAAATTGTAGAAATATTCTTTCATTAGTCCTCCGTCACAAAACTGATAACGGCGTCTCGGGGCTTTGCGCCAGGTGCTTGTCGAACTTCCTCTCCGTCTTGAAACAAGACGAGCAAAGGAACGGATCGGACTCCAAATTGCATAGCCAACTCTCTTGACTGATCAACGTCGACTTTTGCAAACCCAACACCTTCCAAGTCAATACCTTCAATTGTCTTTGTAAGCATTTTGCATGGTCCGCACCAAGTTGCCGAGAATTGGACAACCTTACGACCAGTTGAAATGAATTCCGAAAATTCTTCTTTTGTAATAGTTTTCATAAAACCTCCATGTTGTGTTTACATTATAGCACATTTTGAAGAGGTTGTCAAGTAGAAAGTACAAAAAAACCCCAAGACCGAAGTCAAGGGGTTATTGAGAGTTCCTTCAGGATTAACCTTCGTTGGACTCTTCGTCAATTCCAAAGTTTTTGCCTTCAGAATCGAACTTTTTAATGATTTCTTCATCCATGATGTCGAATACAACAGAGCGGAACACGTCGTCTTTCAACTTATCTAACCATTGAGATCGCTGAAATTTGTATTCCTTTCCGTCTCGGCTATATAACTTGTTCCATGCCCCTGCTTTGAAACGATCAGAGCCAGATGCTCTTAGTGCCTCAAGCCATGATTCTTCATCTTGGATTCCCACATCTTTGCCCCAGAGAATCTTAAAGCCACATGTGCGACCTTCGGATCCGAAACGGGACTTCTCAACCTTTACTTTCACTTCAGATCCTACACGGAGTCCAGAATCGTCTGTGACATAAGAGGCTTTTGCTTTACGCTTTGTAAGCCAGATTCGAAGAGAACAGAAGTATTCAATTGCCTTTCCGCCGGGAGCAACATAAGGAGTTGTCATGGCTTCTGCGACGTTTGAAGTAATGTTCGTCTTAAGTTGATTGATTAGCAACATTGTGCATTGCTGATTCGCCAATGGAATAGTAAGCTTTGGAAAAGCTTTTCCGAAGATGCGGGGCTTCACAGCCATTGACGATTGAGGATTAAAATCACCTTCGAGGTCCTTCTCGGAAGAAGTTGCTGCAATGGAGTCCCAAATAAATAGAAACTGGGTTTCTGAATACTCGGACATTAGATCCTCAATTGTTTCCAAGGTTTTCTCAACGGATACTGCTTGGATATATAAGAAATCATTATTAATATCGATACCAGAACTCTTGAGGAAGTTTGGATCGATTGCGGACTCGGCATCGAAATAAACAACGCAGTGTCCCATCTTTTGTGCTTGTGCAGCGATCTGACATGCCATATAGGACTTGCCAGCACTGGATAAACCAGCGAGTTCGGTAATCTTCCCAACGGGAATACCGGCCATCTCACCGCGACAAATGATAGAATCCAACCAGCGTGAGCCAGTTGGAATCCATTCTTTGACCTCGGTAGGATTGTCTAAGTTAAGATCGTGAGCAATGTCAAGTCCGACTTTTTTATTGACGAACTTTTTCATTGACGCGATGTCAATCTTACCTGCCTTGGTCATTACATCACCTCGTCGTTAGGGTAACAAACGCCAAGTTCATCATTTGTTTTAAATTCTGATGTCTCGGTTTCTTCAGTCTCTTCTTCTGTTTCCTCGGACGAACCTGTGTCTTCGGTTTCTTCAGAAGAAGTTTCTTCAGTTCTTTCTTCAACGACTTCTTCAGTTGCGGTGTCTCGAGTTTCCTCTTCTTTATCACCGCAGGCAAAGAATAGGGTTAATAGTAATGTAGTCATGTTTACTCCTTAATTTATATAAACTTAAGGCACCTGTGAACCCGTGCCTTCCTGCGGTAATTGTCTTTATAAAGACTGTCGTCTAGTTAATCGACGCAAATTATCTGCGAATCTACTCTCGATATTATCGAAAGCTTCTCTCAAAGTGTCCGAACACTCACCATTTAAAGATTGTAATCTTTCATAATATAAAGACCAGCCAATTGAGATAAGAAGCATTCTAGTAGAATCTTTAGTTTCTGCTGACTTATTATTGTAATGATTTCTAATAAATTCATTATCAGTATTAATCTTAATCACATACTTAAAAGAAGAGTTATCATTGGAATTTAATTCTATTAGAATTGGTAAATTGTATTTACTACAGGGCTCATCAACAATCTCAAATCCATGCTTTGGCTTTGATACAACTGTTTCGGGGGTAACTTTAACTAGTTTGTCTTTTGAACCTCTGGGATCATTAGGATCTTGAGGGCCTACTTTAACATCCCTTAAGACGTCAGAAGCATCTTGACCCATTTTTTGTAAATCTCTTTCAGATTCTTCTTTTGTTTGAGAAGTGTCTCGAGAGTCTCTTAGATCTGAATAGTGTTGAACCCAGGGTTTTAGCGAACTAACCACTGCGTCAACAAGACTGGAATTTGGAGAAACTGAATCTTTTGAGTTTGACAAATTCATGAATTCATCAGAGTCTTCATGAAAATACAATGCCCATCGAATGTCTCGGCGGTTTTGAGACTTCTCCCACAACCCAGGCCATCTAGAGCCTCCGAAGACACCAGACTCTACAAGGCGGTTGTTTCTGAAAATGTTACCTCCTGATTTTGCCATTCTTCCGTGGCTTTTTTTAGGGTGGTTGTAGACTGAGACGGCTCTAAGCTTAATCCCAGAATTAGTCTCTGATGGCTCAACGACATACATATCAATCAATTGCTCCGTGAGGGGATTATTCCACTCCAAAGGATCGTCATAACGGACAGACTCTCCGCCTATAGTAATAGATAGGCATTCCGTATACAAAGAATGATAATACGTCTTACCATACTGTTTCTTCAAGACACCTGAGACTTGTTTAATATTAAGGTTCGTCATTCTGTCTAAGTTTGTTAGATAAATCAAAGTACCAGAATCCGAATTCATTTTATCAAGGTATGAATCGAGCATGGCAACATAAAATAGATTAGAAGGGTCTGTTGGGTCTAGAGATTGAGAGCCCCAAGCATCACGAGATTGTACTTCATGTAGATCATATTTTCGAATATTGTATTCTCCATTTTTCTTTGTAATGGTCACTTTTACGGCAGCAAGGGCTAATGCACCATTTGTACCGCCCATTCCGAATTTGCCATTATCATGCTCTCCATAGTCTCGATCAGCTCCAAGAGCAAATGAGTTTTTTAACTCATTATATGACATTCCGTCACCGTCGTCAGCTATAATAATAGCGTTCATTTTATTTGGATTATTTGACTCAAAATCAACAATGACCTGTGTACAGTTAGCATCTTGTGAATTATCTATCATTTCCAAGATTGCTGTTTTGTATTCGTATCCACTGGATCTCATACTATTAATGAATTTTGCACCAATCGGTGCTGGGTCGAACTTGATATCGGCCATATTTTGCATATATTCTGCGTTACTTAATGATGACATTTTTACTCCACGTCTTAATTATTTTTACCCACTGCTTTAGCGAGCAATTATAGTGAACCATATAATATTTCTCCCACAATATGAGGAGAATTTTAACTCCAAAATACAAAGAAGGTTCAATCATCATATCTAAGAGTTTAAAAAAAGGCCGTTTTTGTAACCACGGGAAAACGGCCAAACCCTCAACAACACAGGAGGACCTACGACTTAATCTTCACTCATGAATGCAGCGAAAGCTTGATCCACACTCTCTCCAGTTTGCTTGTTGAACTTTTGCGTCTCTGTAGAAGAGGACTCTGCTGAAGAGTCGGAGGACAGGTAACCATCCAGCAGAGCTTGGACCTCTTCCGCGGTCTTGCGATCAAATAAATCGTCGATCACAGGGACGGAATCCAAAAGTTCTTGACAATCAGCGATGTTATCGTCACACAAGATTGATGGACGACGACGAGGTTGAAGAGTTGTCTTCGGGAAAGTACCGGGAGTTCCAGGAACATTATAGTTCAACTTAATATCAGTACCAGTTTGAGGGTCTGTAATATCTCCATAGTCAGGATCTAAGACATATCCCAAAAGGGTCTCATATGCGGTCTTACCATAAGCCCAAATTTTTACTCCTTCACTTTCGTTACCTCGAACAAGGACTGGTGAGTAGTATCGCTTTCGCGCAAACATTTTCTTAGCTTCATTCTTTAGATTTTGATCGTCATTTTCAACACCATCTCGCCAAAGCTTAGATGCAAAGTCACAGATTGGGCATTCGCCTCCATCGTTGCGCTTGTTGCAATAGATTCCAGGATTCTTTCCTACATTGTAGTGAAAGTGGAATTCACGGAACGGATCGCCATCTGCAGTTGGAAGAATTCGAATCATCTGGTCTCCAGCTTTTGGCCGCCACATAGTTGATTTACTTCCAGATGGTTTTCCACCGGTTTTACTCGCGTTTAATTTAGCACGCATTGCTTCAAGATTAATAGCCATAATAATTTACTCCATTGGTTATTTTTTTGTGTTTTATCACTAAGGTAGGCAGGGTTTCAACCATACCCCCATCGTGTATTTATATTATAACATAGTTTTGATACCTTGTCAAGTATTTTTTTAAAGTTTTTTAGAAAATAGGCACTCTAGGATTTGAACCTAGGACCAAAGGATTATGAGTCCCCTGCGCTAACCGCTGCGCCAAGTGCCCATGAAACTTGCATTTCCTAATCACATCTATAGAGTCGCACATAATCAGCTGGACTTCCATGGATTTGCCATCCGGCTTCGAACCACGAGAAATTTGAAGCAGCGTTGATAAAACAAAACTTGCCAACATTAACTCCGTCTTGATTATACATCCACAAGCAACTGGAATCTTCGATATAAACCAAACTGATTTTGATTTTATCTTGTGCTGGTGCTTTAATGGTCATGCTGCCTTTCTCCATTAAGAAATAACTGCTATAGCATGTTGATAAACTCTCGGAATAACGACCGAACCAAAGTGAATCGTCAGCTTGCGCTGTTCCAATAAGTGTAGAAAATAATAGTGATAACATATGTCCTCCTTGTTATAAAAAATCCCCTTGATTCTCTACATGCATCCTGTACATAAGGTACTAGCAAGGGGAAAGTGGTACTCCCGACAGGATTCGAACCTGTGACCGTCCGCTTAGAAGGCGGATGCTCTATCCAGCTGAGCTACGGAAGCAAAAAAGCGGCCTTTTGGTGGGTAGCCGCGAACCCAAAGCACTAAAACAGATTAACTGTTACATCTTGTGTTTGACTTGTGA